CTTCTACTACACGAGTCCAGATATTTTCTGTGGGGTCATTTGGGTTATCCCACCTAATAAAATTATTTTCCTGAAACATACGATTTTTACCGATCTGACTAGGGTCAGTAGGGTTTAAACTCATTATCACAGGATCACCTGTGCTAAATGTTTCAGTTATAAATCCTGTTTGTGAACGTCCTTCGAATGGCAAGCAATTCCACATATAGTTTGCTGGTACACCACCAACCTGTGTGAGGTCATATGTGTCAGGTTTAAGCTCACTAGTTGTGTTACGCATTCCGTAGTACACAAAGTTATTAAGACGTTGATCCTTTAGGAGGTTAGGCAGAGTAGCAGTAACAACATCTAGCGCACTAGTATTGTCATTTAAAATTACTCTGTCAGATATATTTCTTTGTTCCACATATACAAAGCCATCACGAGCAAAAGTGTCTACATCATGATAGGTACCTGTGGGGTCGTTGATGTCGATATAACGACTATGTCCAGCATGGGTACGGTTAATAGCCTTCATCTTACGGATGTTTGAGTTTAGGGTCATGGGAAATACGTTGTAATCCTGACCGTTAACCATACGATCCTGAGTATAGTATATCTGTGGTGCTCTTTCCTTGATAGCCTGAAGTGTTTCAGCTGGCAAACTATTGTTTACACTACGTTGTAAACTAAACTTCAATGTAAGATTATAGGAGTTACCATTTTTACTCACATAGGGAACAGTAATAGTAAGGTTACTCATCTGCTGAGGCTGTATGACATATCTGGATGGATCACTGGGACGATACCATAGTCTGTAAATACCATAGGGTATATTACCAAAGTTACCGTCAGCAAATTTTAATTGTATACCAGAGTTATCTAGGTTGTCAATGCTATAAAGATTTTTGGTGTCTTTGCTAATGCTATTGTAGTTGAGTGTCTGGCCCACTACATTGGGTACTCTGACCCATTGTGCTTTTACTAGACCTGATCCAGTGATCTCTTGTAGATAGGTATCAGTTTCATTTATGTTTATGACCTGTATATCCTGTGTGCGGCTTGCTACCGCAGTAGTAAAATTAAAGTCCTGGTAGGTCATGTTACCCTGATGGAATGCCAGGAAGAAGCCGGTGTCCTTGCTAGCCAAACCATTGCCATCATTTCTGTACATCATGTTAAACAGACTTGCTGGGTTAGGCTGGCGTTCAAAAATAGCACCGTTATCCACAAAGTCTGGGTTTACAATATTAAAAGGCTTGGTGTCACCAGCAATAGTGGCGCTGTACTGGTATGCTATGGGTGCGCTGATTGGTGTATTCAACTGATATAATTCTGTTAGGATATTCCCCACACGGCCTGTTTTAATAGGCGAAGTAAATCTGTTTACGTTACTCATTGCGCTGTTCAGGATACTAATAAACTGTTCATAGCTCTGTGGGTTGTTGGCATCGTCCCAAAAGATTTCTAAGTTGTTTAGGTCAGTACCCTGTGAGTCAGTGAGTGGTTCAGATGTTTTTACACTTACTACTTTTACAAGACCACTTGCTGTATAGTTTCTGTTGGGAGTGTATCCCAACATACGAGCAAGTTTAAATACACTGTCACGACGCTCTGCTGTTTCTAAGAAGTTCTCACGAGTGTTGATGTCCATTCTGAACGCCAAACTCTGTGACAGGTACGCAAGCAATTCTATGATTGCTATAAATTCTGAACTCTCAATATAATCGTTGAAGTTCTCTGGAAAATTAATCTTGACATATTCCACCAGTGCGGCACGAATGGTGTCATAGTCATATGCCTGATAGCTGATGTTCTGGTAGGCTTTATAGGCTACCTTCCAACTCTCAGCCGCAAACAAGTTTTCCTGTCTGGTTACGCTACTCATTATTCGCCCTCAATCTCTCTGGTATATTCCAAGTATAATATGTCTGAGTCATTTAGCAACACATACTTCAAATCTATTTCTATTCTTATGGTATGATCCATGTAGATGATTGTTGTTCTCAAATGTTCCACTCTGGGCTCAGCATCAATAATTCTTGATACATCGTCACGAATCTCTTTTTCAGTGGATTCATCGTCGGGATTCATTAACAGATCCCAAATCAAACTACCGTAGTCTGGTCGCATCACACGCTCACCCTTCTTGGTATAGAACGTGTTAAGCAGGTCGCGTTTCACAAGGTCGCGCCCATCCAGGGTATACGGAGCCCTGACTTGGTCAACTGTACTGAATCCTCTAAACTTTGCTACCATGGTCAATATTTATCTGATTCATTAACTGGGATTTTAATTACTTGACAAAATAAATATCTATGTGCTACAATAGCACTTGGGGCAATAGAAAATTTATTGCGTTACATTAACCGCGCATAGGAGTAGTAATTATGCGTAAGATCGTAAAATCTTTTGATACAGTCTGGGCTAAGGCCGAAGTATTCAACAAGCGAAATTCCAATCGTTTTGTTAGATGCTTTGACAGTCGCGGAAAGTACCTGAGCTTTGGTATCTATGACACGGTGACCAAGAAGTACGCCTTGTTTGATACAATCAACCTCACTGGTAACTTCCGTTACAATGCCTCTGATGTTATTCCAGAGCTTGTACAAATGGAAAAAATGATTAGCAATGCCTAATCTAGTTTTAGTTCACGGGGCAGGTGGTTCACAAGCTGGCTGGAATTATATCAGCCAGAACCTGCCAGGTGGATTAAACATTTTAAGACCCGAATATGATATCATGGCTACTGATCCCTATGTGATCATAAACACAATCTGTGAACAAATTACAGATCGTTTTGGTGATGACAATGTAACGTATGTGGGACACAGTTTGGGCGGAGTGTTGGGAGGATGGATTGCCAGCAATGGTTTAATAAATGTAGACCACCTCATGACTATTAGTGCGCCCTGGAATGGTTCACCATTTGCTCGCTGGCTTAAATTAGTATTTAGAAACAACCTGTTTGAACACATGAATCCAGGCAGTGAGTTTTTAGAGTTTTTACATGAAAAGACATTTCTCAGACCCCACACCAACATAATTACTGTGGGCGGTGGTAACAAGGTAGCCGCGTGGGGTAACAGTGATAACGACGGTACTGTTACAGTTGAGTCGCAAGCAAACACACCACAAGGATTTACCAAAACTGAACACGAGTATATAAATTTAAGTCACACAGAAATTTTACAAAGTGATAAAGTCAGAGATATACTATCCAGGATTATTCATGAATAAATCAGCTGAGCAACTGATAATAGAGCTAGAAGAACAAAGAATGCACATCAAGAGCATGGAGTCAGATCTCAAAGATCTTACCAGACAAAACTATGAACTCATGAAGCGTATTAGCGTATTGTGTGATCAGTTACGGCAATCAGGTATTAGCCTGAACAGCTTTTCCTAATTCTGAATCTTGGTATTGTGGTGTGCGTTGCGCAAAATAATCCTTTTTAACAGCTTTGATCTTTTGTAGCAAAGTTCCATAGTTTTCACCGGCGGGCTTGCTTTCATCTAATATCTGCCTCATATTCATATCATCAGTAGCAGTAAACAATTCTATTTCTACTTGGCGTTTATTAGCCAAATCCTTATTGTAAAGCATTTTGCCGCCTGGCACATCACTAGCAAGCACCCACCCAGCCATTAGTCTGGGAGCATTTGCCATAATAGCTGTGCCTTGTGTGAATGCGGCTTGCTGTTCAGGTGTTCTGGAACCCTGGCTGCCGGCTTGAGCAAACAAGGCGTCGGCTTTCTTGAGTGTTTGTCCCACATTGCTTTCTATAAATTTCTCATTGCCACCTATGCCATCCGCAAAACTTAAAAGTCCTGATTTTTGTGTGTCACCTAGTACACCTGTTACATTACCTATTTCGGCTTCAATTTTACTAAACTCAGTGTTAAGTTTAGATCCTGCCAATAATGCCGCCGCAGGATCACTCATGCCCTTGCTAAAGTCCACAAAGGTATTGCCGTCTTTGTCTGTGACAGCAATACTAGGGAACATGGGACTAGTTGGATCAAGTCCAGAAATGTCTAAACCATTCTCAGCAAGTTTAGCAGTAAGCTCAGAGTTATTGAGTCCATCGGCTATGCCTTCATTTATTAATCCCATGGCTTGAGATTTAAGTCCTGCTATGTTACCAGTAAGTAGATCAGCCATGAGCTGGTCAGCATCGATGCCATATTCAGACAACTTAGCTTCCAGTTCAGATAGTTTACTATTAAGTCCCACAATTTCTTCTTCTAACTGATTACTGGTTGGAAAACGTATGGGTGGAATTGTGGCACCTAGCATACCAATTATTATGTCAAGTCGTTGTATGGCGGTTAGGTCTCCATCCAGCAACGATCCTAAATTATTAAACGCATCAGCGTATGCTTCATATTCAGGAAATTGTTCTTTGAGTTCGTTTTTAACTGCGTCGATTTCTCCTTCGATCTGACCGCTTACTTCATCGTAAGCGCCCTGTATTTGATCTTGTGCGCTTTTAAGGTTTTCTCCAGCTTCGTCTACATAGCCTATGCCTTTCTTGATTACACTCTCACCAGTATCTGGATCTGTTACCACTACATCGCCTGGCGCTGGGTTAGCTGGGTCTCCCGAACTACCAGGGGGCAGGCTGTCCACTATGCTTGACAGGAAGTCTGGATCGCTTGCTTTCTTTATGGGGTCACCCTGAGCATGACCAATGTACGGCTCAGCTGTGATTAATTTTGTACATATGGTATAGACATCCAATGCTAAACCTTCTCTCTTGCCCTGAGTAGGAAAGGCACTTGCGCCTTGCTTGGCAGCTTCACGACTAAATGGTACTAGTTTATCGTCCACATCTGCCATGGGTTTGCCAGGAAGTTTAAATGCTGGTAATGCTATGCCTGGTGGCAAGGGGATAGGAGGTTTGGTGTTTAAGTTTATTAATCCACCGCCAGCACTAATTATGGGTGCCGCCATTTCTAAAAACATGCCCTGTAACTGAAGATTTGTGCTAGCATGTATTAACACACTACCAAAACTTGGAGCACTAATATTCACAGCCGCACCATTGAGCGGGCTAATACCATTGCCCTGCATATTAAGCACACCACCAGCATTGATGTCGGTGTCACCACCACCTGATGTTATTCTGACATTTCTGTCGCCGTATAATTGTAAGCTCTGTTTGCCAGTGATGTTTACACGGCCTCCGTTGCCCAATGTGGGGATACCAAATGCTCCTAGTGCTTCTTGTATGGCACCGCCCACGTATTGACTAGCTCGCATATCGCCGGCGGCTTTGATATTGACATCACCGCCACCCTCTATGTTAACACTACCATCAGCTCTGAGGTTGAAATCTCCCTGAGTTCTCATGTTAATGCCACGCTTGGCATATAAGCTAAAGTTACCGGTGTTATCCATCTCCCACCAAACTTCGCCTCTGGCGTTTATACAATAAATGCTATTTGTGTCATCGCTCAGAAGAATCTGATTACCACCACCCGAGCGCAATCTCATCAGTCTGGAACCATTGATGTCGTCCATGACAAACTGGTGTCCAGCTTTTCTGACTTTCCCCTCGCCCTCTTGTGGTTCTCTGGTGTCCCAGTCACCGGGTGTCTGAATACCGAACACGCGGCTGGGAGATTCTCTGCGGGCACCTGATTTACCAGCACCACGGATATTATCGTTTATGAGTCCTTGTTGCGTAATTTGTTCAGCAATGTCAGCATGCATTGGTCTGGGGGAATTAGCTCCATGTTTACCAGGATCGGAGTTAAGATTTTTTTCTGTTACTGGAGCATTTATAGCAGGATCACCATAGCTAACACCACCTGGATAACCTGGCACACTATAATTATACTGATTAACAATTGGACAACCTATGATCACTGGAAGTTTAATATTGCCGTCTCTGAATGCTACTAAAACTTCGGTGCCTGGATCAGGTGGTATCATCCACATGCCATAAGTGCTCTGGGAATTTGTATAGTTCTTTTCGTCTTTGCCTCTGTTACCTCTGAATGTCTGACCCCAAAATGGGCTTGACCATTCACAGTTAAACCAGTTAGTCTTGATAGTACCTGGGTCACCATTGTCAAAAAAGGCAGGAATAAAGACAGCAATTCTGCCTCTGAGTTGTGCCTCATCCTTGGTGTCTCTGGTAAATCCAGAGTATGTACCCATTAGTTTATTACTACCTATTAGGTTATCCCTGATATAAGGATTCTTAAGACTAATTCCATTGGGCGTTGCCATCTCAGTTATTATCCTCTGGTTGTTTCTTTTGTATTGCATCAGCTGGAAGTGCCTGTTCCTTGGCACCCTGAATATCAATGGTGTATACACCACCAGCAAAATTGTGGTTAACTTGTCTCATCATATAAACGCCTGAAAATGTATAACTTGTGTTAGTGTTCATCCAATATCCTGTGTTTAACAAACTATCCTCGTTAGTGAAATCAAAGTCCCAAGGTCTGGGCGCGGCTATCTCTAGGAAAAAATAGTTATCATCTGTGCCAAAATACCCATACGCAGGCTGGCTACTTTCCTGACTATCTGAACTACTTTGTCCAGCGTTGGTGTTATTATTTTGTCCCTGGCTGGTATCGTAACCCAGGTACCAGGGATCTCCTCTGATAGTCATTTCCACATTTTGCATAAACGCTGCCGATTTCGATTGGTCAACTAGTTGACCAAATAACGTGTTTGATTGAGGCTTGGTAAGATCAACTGTGACTCCTTCCACTGGATTTCTAACAGGAGTGTCAGTTTCTTTTTGTGGTGTTTCTACCTGACTGCGTTTACTAGGACGATTAATATCAGCAATAAATCCCAGACTGTTGAGATCTCCCACATCAATACCTGTGACTTGGTCTAACGCAAAAAAATCTTCAGAGTATTGATATCCACTTTGCTCGGGTGAGTAATCTGGTGACGCGCCTGAGGTGGGGTTGCCTGGATTGATAGTTAAGTTTACTGCTATATTTCGGAGTGTTGCGTCATCAATAGTATTTAAAAACTGGTTAAGATCAGCCTGCGCTCCGCTTTGTATGGCTTGTTCTAGTTGCGCCAACTGGTTGCCACTAAATCCTTGTTGTTCCAGGGTGCTTACCAAACTCTCCAAACCACCCTGTATGCCTGAGAAATCTCCCGAAAACAAGCTATTAATAGTGTCTTTAGCCAGAGCTTCAAAACCTTTGCTTAAACTATCTAGCAAACCGGTTAGGCTCGAATCATCGTCCTTTTCCACATTGTCTGTTTTTTCCTTGGCGTTTGCGGCGTCTGGGCCACCAACTAATCCTCGCTTGGGTGTTAGTAACACAACCTGTGCGTTATTATAAGTGATATCAAGATTAATAATTTGGTCATTCATACCAGTAAACAAATACTGATAACCTTTTCTACAATTACCGCTACCAACCAACTGATCAAATCTGGATTGTACCTCATCGGGTGTGAGATCATCATTTTCTTCTGGCACTATAAACTGGGTACTATCTGCAGATCTATAAAGCACAGGACGATATATAATTTTGTAAGTCGCCATATTTGTGCGTTTGTCAAAACCCATTTCTTCCACACCAGCATTTACTTTGAGTCTTTGTATAAACGCCTGATCCTTTCTACACGACTGATCGTCAATCTCATCAGGATTTTCTTTTCTGCTAAATCTGGCTCTGGCTTCAGGATTCATTGCTAGTATTTTGTGTAATATATCTTCTATGCTTTCCCCAGGCATAAAGTTAACGATATTGGTTGTGTCTTCATCGGACAGAGCATCGTCACTTCCTGTGGATTCCTGACTTTGGTCTATTCTGGTTTCACTAGTGGTGTCAGCGCCGGCGTCAGCTTTATTGAGAGGGGCCTTGCTCACATCACCAGTGTTTACGTCAGGCAATATGAGATTTTCATCGTCAATTAATACTTTGTTGGCATCAGGGGTAGTACTAGCAGATTTTAATAAACCACTGAGGTCGAACTCTACCTCATCCTTGACTTGCTTATCGTTGTTAGATTGATAAAATTTATTAAGACCGTCCTCCAGACTCTTTACCATCTCAGTAATAGTTTTACCCTTGGCTGTGAGGTTTTGATTGAGTCTGTATCTGCGGTTTACAAAGGCCTCGCGTTCCTGTGGTGCTAATTGTATATTGTAAACTGCGCCCGTGGAATCCATGGAACAATCAATATTTGTCACAGATAATTTCCAACGATATGGCCCTATGATGTCAGCTAGTTCGCCACCGGTATCAGTGCCAGCGCCCATGCTAGCGTATAAGTCATCCTCAGCCTCATATCCCAGAAACGCAATTTCCAGGTACATAGTCACAGCCTTTAATCCATCAAGATTTAAAAAACTTCTGGCTAATACTATTTGATCTAGAAAGTCGGCGCGGTTGGGTTGCTTTACAACAATTTCTATACCAGCTAGCCCCTCACCGCCCATTGTGGGGATTGTGATACTTTCTATGGTATTGCCTGCGGTTACACCAGTCTGTGCCAACACCACAGTTCTGTCTGGTGCGGCTGTTAGTACACTATTGGCATTGCCTGGTGCTCCCACGCTGTCTCTGGCAGTAGCACTAGTCTGAGCCGCTGTGCCTGCTTGATCAGTATTGTCAATCAGATAGAGTTTAGCAGTGTATGTACTACTGGCATACTCGTCCAGGATATTTCCATAGCTTTTGCCCAGGAAGGGATGGAATTGCTCTGGTATTGTTTTAGAACCCTGAGGCATTACGAGCCTCCGTTTCTGTTACTCATCAGTGATACCTGATCGCCTAACGCACTTATGCTACCTGCGCTAGGCAAAAAGATTAATGTGCCTGATGTAAAGTCTCTGATGGGGTCTTTTATAATGTCAGGATTCCTCAGAGCAAATACCCACCATAAACGACTGTTATTGTACAATGCGCTGGCAAGTAAGTCAGGTCTTTGATCATACGCTGGATCTATAGCATATTGTTCATCACTAAGAGTAACTTTGATACTGGGTAATTTGTTGATGTCCAGAAAAACACCGTCCAGAATCTGGTTATTTTTAATGAAGCTATCTTTGCGAATTTTAGCCATTAAACAAATCCATCTTTGTATGCCGCGCCATTGGCTATAGCATTTATGTCGTATCTTCTGCGTACTTTGCTTGGTGTGTACTGTGGTGTCAGAGCACAAACTATGTTAAGTATTGTGGGTACATATGTTACCGTACCATCGCCAGTATCAACTGGAACATAATCTACATCGTTTGGTAAGCTCATGCTATAGTTACTAACAATCACTGGGACTTTGTTGTAACCGTGGTCTCCCAGATACTCAAACAGTAACACTGGCGGAGGTGCGCCAGCAGTTTGTTTTGCTACTGCTATGTCACCAAAGTCGCCCTTGGTTGCTATTTTAAAAAATGTCATTACTGCTAACAAGTATCTGGCTTCATACACATCGTTTGCTGTAAAATCTCCAGTCACAGTAATCTCTGATGGAGTAGAGTTTTCATAGCTATGTACAGGATATTGCATGCCTTGTCCAGTATGACTTGAGTAGTTTGCGCTGGCCGCTGTAAACACAGTAGGCGTATATTTCCATATCAATCCATTGCTTTCTTTAATGGGTCGCATCAGGTAATCCTGTAAGCCTTCACCAGGGGAATAAAATCTTTCTTGTCCGCCGCGTTTGGGTCTGAGTCTTGCGCGCCAGTCATATGACGGCCCGCTGGATTGGTTAATCCTAGTGCTAGGTCCAGATGCTTGGTTGAGTTCGTTGAATAAATCAGTCGCTCTGCGGTCATACTGAGCGGCAAAAATGTTACCGTCCCCAATTTGCCCAGCGCCTAAGATTCTGGGGTCAATAGCATTTACAATACTACCAACACCACTGCGTACAATTGGATTATCAATTTTATTCAGAGCTTCTGAAGCCTTGTTGGATAACCAACCCCCTACTGTTCTTTTTGTTAAGTCGAATGCCATACCGATATTTATCTGGATCATTATGTATAGTTTTAATTACAGACCCAGATAAATAGTAGCATAGGTAAACACTTGACACCTATGCTATATTGTAGTATAATAACGGCAGAACAACAATAACACAGGAGTTATCATGGCTGGTAAGAAAGTCAATTATCTAAACAACAAGGATATCCTAAAGGAGATCCATAAGAGCAAGATGAGCTTTTGCTGGCTCAAGGCTAAACAGTATCATCAGTTTGACATCATACTTGACAACGTGTCTGAAATTAATGAATTCAATCTGGATCAAGCCAAACAAAATCGTGCTAATCGCATTCAGTCAGAAGCATACGCTGAAGCCATGAAGCATCACGACACCAAGGACTATCGCAACAAGCCCAAG